TTTGATCCAAAACAACCACAACTAGAGGCTCCTCCTGTTGGAGCTGATCCCGAAGCTTTATTAAACCCAAGACCTGACAGAACCGAACCTGCTTCTGAGGTTCTTCTTACTAATGATCCTTTTTTAACTACTCAAGGTAGTGCAGTTATAACTGTATTTGAAGATAATCATGGAAGAAGCACGGGAGATAAAGTTAGGTTTAGAAACGTAGACTCTTTTGATGGGTTTACTAGCAGTGCTATAGAAGATCCTGATGGGTATTCAATTACAGTTACAGCAAATCCAACAACAGATTTGCTAAATTTCTTTAATAATACTTACACTTTTACAGCTATATCTGGAACAGGAACAACAGGAGCAAGAGGTGGAGGAGTAGATTGTACCGTAGGTCCAGCAGAAACTTTACTTCCTTTAAACCCTTTTAGGACAGGTAGTTCAGGTGCAAACACTGTAATATCTGTTACAGAGTTTAAGCACGGTAGAACTACAGGAGACACAGTTAGGTTTAGAACGACTGAGGCTGTAGATGGAGTAACTACTACTGTACTTGAAAGCGCAAGTGGATATACAATAACTGTAGTAGATGAAAATGAGTATAAGTTTACATCTACAGGAACAGCCACCACAGGTAACATAACAGGTGGTGGAGATAGCGTAACAGCAGGACCAGTATAATGGCAGGATTTACATTTAGCGGATTAAAAACAGCAATTCAAAATTACGTAGATAGCTCTGAAACTACTTTCGTAAACACACTAAATACGATCATAGAGCAGGGGGAAGAAAGAATCCTAAAGGGCGTTTGGCTAGATAACTTTAAGAAAAATGTAACTGGAACAGCTACTGCAGATTCTCCTTATCTAGGAATGCCCACAGATTTTTTAGCTCCATTTAGTCTAGCTGTAATAGATAGCGATACATATCACTACCTTAATTTAAAACAAGTTAGTTTCATGAGAGCATACAAGCCAACCACAACGGGTTCGGTTACAGGCAGGCCAAAATATTACGGAGAATTTGATAGCGACACTTTTATCCTAGCACCCACTCCCAGTAGCAACTTCACATTTGAACTTCACTATTTTTATAGACCAAATTCATTAACTGCAGCAGGAGATAGCGGACAAACATGGCTTTCAGAAAATGCTCCCACCACACTTTTGTATGCTTGTTTAGCAGAGGCGGCTATATTTTTAAAGATGGACCCTGCTGAAATTGCTATTTATGAACAAAGGTACATAAACGCGCTAGAAAGATTGAAAAACACTGCAGAGGGAGCAGGGACACAAAGTCAATATAGGTATGACCAAGTTCGTATTCCTATCACCTAATGCTACAAAAGCCTCTTCCAGAGTTAAAAGGTAAAAACATTGCGCTAGTTGCAATGGGCCAAAGTCAAATAGATTATCATTTGTCCAGGACACATAGCCTAGCTTTTGATGAAGTGTGGGCTATAAACGCTATGGTTAGTGTTCTTCCAGAAATAGACAGAGCTTTCATACTAGACCCTATGTCTAGATTTTTAGATACAGAAGACGCAGGAAGCATGACTCAAATTATGCGAAAGTATCTTCCACAAATAGAGTATCCAATATATACATGCGAACTAGACGAACGTGTTTCTGCTGCAGAAGAGTTTCCATTAGGGCCTTTGATAGGTGATTTAGGATGCGCTTATTTTAATAATACAGTTGCTTACGCTATTGCATTTGCTTTGTGGAATAAGGTAAGCCACTTAACAGTTTTTGGTGTGGATTTTACATACAAAACTAATATGCACTTCGCAGAGTCTGGTAAAGCTTGCTGTGAATTTTGGTTAGCAAAATGCATGGAAAACAATATAGATGTGTCGGTAGCTCCTAGATCTAATTTACTTGAAACAGATGTTCCTACAAAAGAAAAACTTTATGGATACCACAGGCTAGAAGACCCTGTTGTTACTTACATGGACAAAGGTAAGATGGGCGTTTGTAAATGGTCTGATATAATAAAACAAGAACAACCTTTTATAGGAATGATAGATAGAAATGACTTACCACCAGAACCAGAGGAATATTAATGTTTTCACTTGATTCAGAAACAGAAGTTGGTAATCTTAACGTTACTACAACGAATAACAGAGGGCACACTGTAGAAGAAGTTGCAGAAATGGCTACTAATAGATTAGTTTCCATTAGCGACACGGCCCCTGCACCCATTAGGGCACAAGCACATGCTTTTAAAGAAGCATGCAAACAGATTATTACTTATTATATGCGCGAGGCCGTTAAAAACCACGTTTGTACAATATGTAATGAATTAGAGAAACAAGGTCAAAAAGACCTAGCTAATATTATTAGGAGACTATAATGGCTATAACACAAGCAATGTGCACTTCTTTTAAAAAAGAACTTTTAGAGGGTGTGCATAATTTTAAAGCTTCGGGTGGTAACACTTTTAAGCTGGCGTTATACACAAGCTCTGCAACTATGAGTGCATCTACTACAGCGTTTACTACAACTAACCAAGCTAGTGGAACAAACTACACATCAGGTGGAGCAGCGTTAACAAATGTCAATCCAACATCTTCTGGAACCACCGCGTTCACAGACTTTAACGATCTTACATTTGGAACAGCTACAGTCACAGCAAGAGGTTGTATGATCTACAATGACTCTGCATCGGGTGATCCAGCTGTTGCGGTGTTTGATTTTGGTGGGGACAAAACATCAACTGCTGGAAGCTTTACCATTCAATTCCCAGCAGCAGACGCAAGTAACGCAGTAATAAGAATCGCTTAGTAACAAGTGTCTGTCGGATGGGGTCGAGCTGGCTGGGGCGAGGGTCCCTGGGGTCAGCCCGCAATAGTTAATGTAACTGTAAACCTTACAGGTGTTGCAGGGACTTCTGCGTTAGGTACAGAAACAGTTTCTTGTGACGCAAACGTAACAGAAACAGGCGTTACTTGTACAGGTTCGGTTGGATCTCTCACAGCTACAGGACAAGCTAATGTTACAGAAACAGGTCTAGCAGGAACGTCTGCTCTAGGATCGGTCAGCGTTTCTGCAGGAGCAGTTGTAACAGAAACGGGAATAGCTGCTACAGGATCGGTAGGAAGTCTTACAGCTACAGGACAAGCTAACGTAACAGAAACAGGCTTAGTAGGAACAAGCCTACTTGGTTCATTAAGTGCTACAGGTGATGCAAATGTTGCAGAAACAGGTGTAGTAGGAACAACAGCACTAGGCAATGTTTTAACTGCAGGAGCTGCAATAACAGGTGTTTCAGGCACTGCTTCTACAATTTCAGTAGGAGACGAGACTGTAATATGTGACGCTAACGTGGCTTGTACAGGAGTATCAGCAACTGGTGCTTTAGGAAGTCTAACTATTCTTACTGAAAATAACGTCAGTATTACAGGTGTTTCAGGAACAGGAGAAGTAGGTACATTAACTATAAATGCTCAAGCTATTGTAGTTCCAACAGGAGTAGAAGCAACGGGAGCTGTTAGTCAAATATTGGTTTGGGGCCCTATTATTCCTGGTCAAGATCCAAGTTGGACAAACGTTACAGATACACAAGATCCAGGGTGGGAAGAAGTTGCTTAACTATGCAAAGAAAAGGTAATATAATCAAAACGGAGATATAAAATGGCAAGTTCGTATGTAAATGATTTAAGACTCAATGAATTAGCAACAGGTGATGCATCGGGAACATGGGGCGATGTAACGAACGTTAATTTGGAGTTGATTGGAGAAGCACTTAGCTTCGGTACAGAAGCTATTACAACAAATGCTGACACACATACAACCACAGTAGCGGATGGAGCTTCTGATCCTGGTAGAGCCATGTATCTCAAATACACAGGCACACTAGATTCGGCCTGTACGATTACGATTGCACCAAACACTATAAGTAGGATGCAATTTATTGAGAACGGCACAAGCGGTTCTCAAAATATTATTATTTCACAAGGCTCTGGAGCTAACATAACCATACCTCCAGGAGATACTAAAGCAGTTTATCTTGATGGTGCTGGTAGTGGAGCAGCAGTAGTAGACGCTTTTGCTAGTCTTTCTACAGTAGATTTAAAAGTACAAGACGATTTAACTGTAACAGATGATGCCTCTGTAGGAGGTAATTTAACACTTACAGGTAATGGTGATTTTAACGGAGACTTAGATGTAGACGGAACTACAGAAACAGATGCATTAAGTATTAATGGTTCGGCACTAAAATATAAAGCGTTTGGTACTTCATCAATAATGTTTGGTGATGATGCAACAGGAACTATAAGTTCTGCTGATAATAATACAGGACTTGGAGTAGATGTCTTTGCAGCTTTGACTGAGGGAGATAATAACGTAGCAGTAGGTAAATCAGCTTTAGATGCTAATACAACTGGTGGTGGAAACGTGGCTGTAGGCACAAATACACTTACAGCTAATACAACTGCCGATAGTAATACAGCTATTGGTAATGGAGCATTAGAATCAAATACAACTGGAACTTTAAATGTAGCGGTAGGTGTTGCTGCTCTTGATGCAAATACAACTGCTGACGCTAATACAGCAATAGGTCAACAGTCATTATCTGCAAATTCAACAGGTGCTACTAACACTGCGGTGGGTAGTAGAGCATTACGAGATAATACAACCGCAGACAACAATGTTGCGGTTGGTGCTGATGCTTTGAAAGAAAACACTACAGGCACAGGAAACGTAGCCGTAGGAGCAAACGCTTTAGATGCCAACACAACAGCAAGTAATAACAATGCTTTTGGTGCTAGTGCATTAACAGCAAACACAACAGGGTCTCATAATAATGCTTTTGGAACTCTTGCTTTAGATGCTTGCACTACAGGACAACAAAACGTAGGTATAGGTAGTAATGCTTTGGGTGCTAGTACAACTGCAAGTTTTAACACAGGAGTTGGCTATCAGGCTTTAAAAGCAACCACTGGTCAAGAAAATGCTGCTTTTGGAACAGATACTTTATTATCAAACACTTCAGGTGCTAGAAATACAGGTTTAGGTGCTTATGCTTTAAACGCAGCTACCACTCCATCTAATAATACAGGAGTAGGTTATTCAGCTTTAATTGCAAATACAACAGGAGGGTCTAACACAGCCGTTGGTTCTTTCGCATTAGATTCTAATACTACAGGAGATGACCTTGTAGCAGTTGGAAAAGACGCTATGGGAGGGAACACCACTGGAATATCCAACACTGCTGTTGGGTTTCAAGCTGCATTTACAAACACTACTGGTAAGTTTATGACAGCAGTTGGTGTACAAGCTTTATACAATCACAATACAACTAATAGTGGACAAGTAAATAGCACAGCAGTTGGACACAAAGCATTATTTGCTGAAACAACAGGCAATCAAAACACTGCTGTTGGTGCAAGCTCAATGGACGCTTTAACAACAGGTGAAAGTTGCACAGCAGTTGGTGTGCAAGCTTTAGGTGCAAACACTACGGCTTCTAATAACACAGCAATAGGTAAAGATGCCTTATTAGCAAACACTACAGGTGCTCAAAATACAATGGTAGGAGCAACAGCAGGAGATGCCACAACAACAGGTAGTAATAACACTGGAGTAGGATTTGAAGCTCTAGGCAAATTAACAACAGGCACTGACAATACTGGAGTTGGTAGAGCATCAGGACTTGATAATACAACTGGTTCTGGTAATTGTTCTTTTGGAGTTGAGGCACTAGAAAATGGAAATGGTTGTAACAACTCTGTAGCAATCGGTAAACAAGCTGGTAGAGAAATAACTTCTGGTAGTAATCTTTTATGTTTAGGTACAAGTTCTGGTAACTCAGGTTCACCAGGAGGTGCTTTAACATCTGGAAATAACGAAGTTACTTTAGGTAATGGCGACCATTCAAAAATAAATGCACAAGTATCAATAACTGTTGCATCTGATGAAAGAGACAAAACAGACTTTCAACCTTTATCTGCTGGCTTAGATTTTGTAAATCAATTAACACCTTATACTTATTATTGGGATAAAAGGCATAAGTACATAGATTGGGATGCAAATCCTGATGCAGATTTGAATAGTGTTACACATGATGGTACACACAAAGAGGATTGGATGGATGTTGGTTTTAAAGCACAAGATGTTGTTGCTTTAGAAGAATCAATAAATCATAACCTATCTGATAAAACTAATTTAGTTAGTAACCTATCAGGTGATGGCAAACAATATTCTTTGCAATACGAAAAGTTTGTACCGATATTAGTAAAAGCAGTGCAAGAACTTTCGGCTAAAGTTGAAGAATTAGAGAAACATTAAACGGAGAATAATATGGCTCAAACAGTAGCACAATGTTTAACAGCAGCAGAAGATAGCGTTACACTTATTAATGACGTGAACACTAACGGAAAAAAATCAATTTACGTTGGCGGTTCAGCAGAAGCTGATACATCCTGGACTCAAGACCAGATTAATGAAAGAGTACAACAAAATGTTGACCACTTAGAAACTATACTAACTTACGAACCTGTTGATTCAGATGATCCTACACCTAATATAGTAGGTTCATCTAGTAGTAAAAAAACAGACTGCACTAATGCTATTAATACAGGTAAAGCATATATTGCAGCTAATAAGTAAAAGGAGAGTAAAAATATGATGTGGATTAATGTATTTATGTGGGTTACAGCAATTATAGCGATAGCATCACTTGTAGCAGCTGTAACCCCAACACCACGAGGAGATAAGTTTTTATCTAAATTATATAAAGTGATAGATTTTTTAGCACTTAACATCGGCAAGGCCAAGGATAAATAATGAGTTGGTGGAGCAAAGTAGTTGGTTTTTGGACTAACACTGAGGAAGTAAAAGTTCGTGCTAGAGATGAAGATGGTAAGTTTGTAGGAGATGATCTATCAACTCCAGACGTTAATGAAGCTTACACAACTAAACGAGTAAAGAAAAAGTCTAAAAAGTAATGGCTACAGCTAAAGATGCAATACATCAAATCAGCTCACACGAAAAAGAATGCGCTATTCGCTATGAAAATATAGAGAAAAGATTAGATGAAGGCTCTTCTAAATTTAGAAGACTTGAGTATATTATGTGGGGCTTGTACGGTCTGACAGCTGCTTCTTTGGGTATAGATAAGTTAATATAAATGAATAATGGCTTTAGAAAAATTTATACTTCGACCTGGAATAAATCGAGAAGGCACAGACTATTCTAATGATGGCGGGTGGTTTGATGCTAACTTTGTAAGATTTCGTAAAGGCCTTCCTGAAAAAATAGGTGGATGGGCCAAAGCTGTAACAAATACTTTTTTAGGCGTTTCTAGAGCCTTACATGCTTGGGTAGATCTTTCTCTAACTAAATTTTTAGGCGTAGGCACAACGTTTAAATATTATATAAAAGAAGGTGGGAACTTTTATGATATTACACCTTTAAGAGTTACAACAGCTGCAGGCGATGTAACTTTCGCAGCTACTAATGGCAGTTCTACAATAACAATTACTGATACAAGTCATGGTGCTGTAACTAATGATTTTGTTACTTTTAGCGGAGCATCTAGTCTAGGAGGAAATGTTACCGCTGCTGTATTAAATCAAGAATATCAAATACTTTTAGTTACAGGCGCAAACACTTATACCATAACCGCTAAAGATACCTCTGGAGCTACAGTCACGGCAAACGCTAGTGATAGTGGTAATGGGGGCAGTTCAGTAGTAGGTGCATATCAAATAAATGTTGGACTAGATACTTTTGTTGAATCTACAGGATGGGGAGCAGGCACTTGGGGAGCAGGCACCTGGAGTTCTAGCACAGCTTTAACTGATGCTAATCAATTACGTTTATGGTCACATGATAATTTTGGCGAAGACTTAGTTATTAACGCGCGCGCAGGTGGCATATTTTACTATGACATAAGTGCGGGTACATTAGGTACAACAAGAGCTGTAGCACTGAGCGACTTGGCTGGAGCAAACTTAGCTCCTACTAAAGCCTTGCAAGTTTTAGTTAGTGACGTAGATAGACACGTAATTTGCTTTGGCGCAGATCCAATATCGGGAACTTCGCGCACGGGAAATCTTGATCCTATGCTTATAGCTTTCAGCGATCAAGAAAATGTAACAGAGTGGGAACCTCTTCCTACAAATACAGCAGGGTCATTGAGACTTTCCGCAGGCTCATCGATTGTAGGAGCAATACGAACTAGGCAAGAAACATTGGTGTGGACAGACACGTCTCTATATTCTATGACTTTTATAGGTCAACCGTTTACTTTTGGAATTAATTTAGTAAACGAGGGAGTAGGCTTAATTTCTCCAAATGCTTGTATAAATTCACCTAAAGGGACATTCTGGATGGACAAAAAAGGATTTTATTTTTACAACGGAAATGTTCAAGATGTATCCTGCACTGTTCAAGATTATGTATTTAGTGATTTTAATGAAGGGCAAGCATTTCAAACTTTTGCGTTTTTAAATAAAGAATTTGACGAAGTGGGTTGGTTTTATTGTTCAGGCAGTGCATCTTCAATAGATAGATACGTAGTCTATAACTATGAAGAAAAGCTATGGACAATTGGTCAACTTAATAGAACTTCTTGGATAGATGAAGGCATTTTTGATAGTCCCATGGCAACTTCTTCTGGAATTTTATATAACCATGAAACAGGTAACGATGATGATGGTTCTCCAATGGACAATGTGTTTATAGAGTCTAGTGATTTTGCACTTGGTAACGGAGAACAATTTCAAGCGATTAGTAGAATAATTCCTGATATTAAATTTACAGGAAGTGGAGGATCGGGCCAAACAATTAATTTTGTTTTAAAACAAAGAGACTTTCCAGGCGATAGTTTAGTTACTGAATCCACTAACACTTGCACATCTTCTACAACAAAAATAGATACGAGACTTAGAGCAAGGCAAGCAGCTCTTAGAATAGAATCAGATGATGATAATTCTTTAGGAGCTAGATTAGGAGTGGGATTTAGAATAGGTGCAACTCGTATGGATTTAAAAGTTAATGGTAGAAGATAGTGAGTAAATTATTAGAAACAAAACTACCACTAGCAATAGGAGAAATATCTCCTGAAACTTTTAACCGACTGGTTAGAGTATTAGAACTTAGCCTAAATAAAGTAGATATAGACTCAACTTTATCTGTAAACGAAACACAACGTAACAATAACAAGTTTCAACAAGGCGATATTATATGGAATCTAACTGCTCAAGAGCTCCAGCTTTGGACTGGCAAAGAATGGATAAGTTTATACGAAAGAAGAGAGTTTGGAGTAGAGGCCACTGCGTCTTTAGGCAAACTTACCATATCAACAAACGGATCTACATCCATAAATATATAATGGATAAAAATAAGCTAGTAGAAGAACTAATTAAAGACGAGGGCTATAAATACGAGATATATTTAGATCACCTTGGTTATCCTACTTT